TTTCTTCAGGAGTTTCTTCAGGAGTTTCTTCAGGAGTTTCTTCAGGAGTTTCTTCAGGAGTTTCTTCAGGAGTTTCTTCAGGAGTTTCTTCAGGAGTTTCTTCAGGAGTTTCTGTATTTTCAGGATCACCTTCATTTCCTGATCCTTTCTTAAATTCCATATATTCCTCACCCAATTCTTCGTAAGCTCTTTGGATGTAAGAATTATTAAAAGAACCTTCAGGATCTAAATTTAATTTTCTAGCTTTTTCTGGATAGGTATCGTTAACCCATTGTCTAAATTCATTACCCTCTTCAGTATCATTAAATGGTAATTCAATTGTAACACCTACTTTATCAATATCAACAACCTCACCACCTAATGCATCTGAAGCAATTTTTGTGAATGTATCACTCATCTTTTTTGGACCTTCTGAAGTTTGTACTGTATAATAAGCTTCTTTAACTAATTTATCCCAGTCTTCACTTAATACAGATTTAAATAATAAAGACTTATCGAAAGACTCGTTGTATGTGTATACCGTATCAATTTTACGAGTTTTCTTATTAATCTTATATACATCTTTATTATTGTCGATTACATAATCAAAACCTTTCTGTAATCTACTACCATCTAATTTTTTTGGTTCTTTATCTTTTAAAACATCTTTAGTATCACCAGCTTTTCCTGATTTACCACTTCCACCACCTGCTTTAGCTTTTGGTTTTGGTTGTGCCTCTGGTTTTGGTTGTGCCTCTGGTTTTGGTTGTTCTACAGACGCTGTTTGAGGTTCTTCTGTAGGACCTTCTGTTGATTTAGATTTTTGTTTATTTTGTTCTAAATCTTGTTTTAAATCTTGTTTAATATCATCTTTTGATGATTTAAATTTATCTTTTGCGGCTTTAATATCTGATCTTTTTTCTTTTCTAGCAGCTTTCATATCTGCTCTTTTTTCTTTTCGATCTTCCTTATTCGCTTTTCTTCTTTCTTTATCGAATAATTGTTCTTCTAAAACTTCTTTAGAGTCTACTAAATTACCATGTAACCTTTCTTCAGTGAAAAGTTGTTTAATTCTTTTAATTTGTTCTTCTATGTTTTTCATATTTTTAATGTTTTATTTATAAATATTAGATTAAACAAAAAAAGTCTTCCAAAAAGAAGACTTTTAATATAATATAATTTATTATATTTGATAAAGGAATATCAGAATACGTTGATAGCTCTATCAAATCTTAAAGTGCAAGTGATATCAGCCAAATCATTAGATGAATAATCTAAACTACCGAAGTCAGCATCATTTAATTGCGTACCTTGTAAAATCCATTTTTGTACCACAACTCCAGTTGGATCTAACATTTCTAATTCAATATCTTTCTTATAACCTGCAGCATAACCTTGTCTACCTGTTACTGATTCAGAGTGTAAACGAACCCACTCCATTAATGCTTGTGTAGCTGATGGGCCGATTGGATCTCTAAATGTTACTTGAATACTATCCCATTTAAATCTACCAATCACATAAGTTGATGTATTTAAAAAAGGAATTTCTGTTTCTTCACTTGTATATTTTGGTCTAGATGTTGTTGACACCCACCACTCTTGAATACCCAATTCATCAGGGAATCTTAATATAAATCGATTCTTTCTTAACGGCTCGTAAGGTACGGGCATTCTCATTAACATATCTGCCATAATTCTATTGTTTTAATTTGTTTTTTATTCTTTTTATTTATAAATATTTACTTTTTAAAAAAAATTATCTTTCGATAACAATTCTTTTTTTCTTTGTGTCTTTTGGGTCTGAAGTATCGTAAACCAAAAATCTTACACTAGGGTAAGTTTTCTTTAATTCATTACTAATATATTCTTCAGCCTTTTTAACATTACCTAAGTCATCATCACTAAATCCTACACTTAATCCTTTATATTCAGGATTTAATTCTAATTTCTTAGCCGCTTTAACCACTCTACTAACAAAATCTCTTAATGCGATTGTTTTAGCAATTTCTGGATTCTCAGCACCACCTTCAGCACCAAACTTTTCTTTGAATTCGTCTGAAGATACTGGATGATAATCTTGTAAACTTAAATATTCATCTATTGAAGTACCTCTTAAATTATCTTCCATCGTTCTTTTTTCATCGTCACTGAAAGTTAAATCGATTAATAGTCTTGTACCATCTCTAAGAGCTTTTGGTGATTGTCCTCTTGCAGTGATAATAGAAAAATCATTACCATAAATTAAAGCTTCTTTAAACTTATCAAAACTAGGTCCGAATTGACCATTTCTAACTGCTTTTTGAGTATCTCTCATAAAAGCGTTATAATCTCTAAAATCAGCAAATGCCTCTAAAGGGTTATCGTTTAATAATCTATATTCTGTACCTACCAAATGTCTCATCTCAGCAAATTCTGAAGTAGAAACATCCACAGGAATAAATTCACCACCCACTTTTTTCTCTAAATGAATGTGTGTTGGCATATTAAGAATGTTATCATCCCAGTCAAAAGAATACGCTCTTTTTTGAAACTCTAACAATGTCTTATATTGCGATTCTGTTAATTTTAATTTCATAGGGTTAAATTAAATGGGGGAGATTTCTCTCCCCACATTATTATTTTTATTATTAAATATTATCGAAGTTAGCACCTGTGTTAGTAATGTTGAACTCAACACTGATGTATTCTAATGATCTTGTTGGTTTAACGAAGATTCTACCATTTAATTCGTTTCTATCGATAGATTCTGGATCGTTATCTAATTGTACTCTAAAGTCAGTTAAACCTCTTTCTTTTCTAATGTTATCTAAGATAGGGTTAACTAATGTTAAGAATTGATTTCTTACAACATCATCATTTTGTTCGAATAACAATCTAATTGAAACCGCTGAAATAAGTTTTCTAGCCTGTAACAATAATCTTCTAACGTTGATTCTGTTAAGAGCAGTTTCTTTATCTTGTAACGTTTTGTTACCCCAAATAACTACACCCACATCTGAGAATGTTGCCATAGGGTTAATCTTACCTTCATATAATGTATCTCTCTGATCTAAAGTTAATTTAGTTCTTGCTTTGATTGCGTTTGTTGTACCTCTATTGATACCTGCTGTAGCAAACCAAGGGAAAGCGATATTATCTGTAAGTGCGATATTTCTAACAACCTCTAATGTTGGTGGTAACCATACATATTGGTTATTCTCAGTATCTAACATTTGTAACCAAGGGAAGTAAGTAGCTGAATAGTTGGAATCAATTCCTGAATCCTCAACGATATCAACAACCTCATCTGGTGTTAATGCAACCACACCACTACTATCAGTATCAGGTGTTGTTAATACATATAATGAATCAGCTCTTTCTTCTTCTACCATATCGATAGCTTCTTCTAATAAAGAGATGTTATCTCTTGAATCGATACCTGGTGTTGCAAATACATTAATGTTAACCGCTTCTGGGTTAGCGAAAGTTCTAATACCTTCGAAGTATGCGTACCAGTCAGAATCTAAACCATCAACTTCTGTAGAAGTAACTCTCGGTTCAAATGTACCCGAAGTTAATCCTAATGTTGCTCTACTACCATTGATTTTATATCTATCATCATTTGTTCTCTTAGTTCTATAGATATCCCATCCATCATAACCACCAAATGGTGCGAATGTGAATTTTCTAGAATCTAATCTTTCATAATCTGTATTAGCTAAATCAGCTTCATTTCTAAATTCTGCGTTACCTACTTGGAAAGAGTTAGATACACCAGCAATTATTGTAGTAGTAACACCAGAATCCATATGGAAACCTTCTGTTCTACCTGTCCAAGATTCACCATTATCTAAACCTTTATAGTTAAAGAAATCTTGATCTACACCGATATCTGTACTTAAACCTAAGTAAGCTTTTCTTTTCTTCTCATTGTTTGTGTAAGAAGTTTTGTATTCAATTAATGGAGATTTAGCAGTACCATTACCACCAACATAATCTCTAACTGAAACTCCTTCGAATCCTGCTGGGAAAGCATCTTCTGGATACTTATCAGCCATCTCAACCATAACATATTTACTCTTCAATACGAATTCACCATCAGCAGTACCAATCTTTCTACCGATGAATCCACTATCTGTTGGGTTCATAGAAAGTTTTGAGAATTTCTCAACGATAACTGGTCTAGCGTCATCATCGTAGAATTTTCTAATTACTAAGTCGAAAGTTGCGTCATCTGGTTTAATGTTAATGATGGATACTTTAATATCTTCATTTGCTGCATTACCATCAGAAATTGTAATTAATCTAAATAATCTAAATAAATCTGTACCTCTTAATTCAGATAATACATAAGGAGTAACTGCAGAAGTATATTCTTCATTATAATCATCTAAGTTACTAGCGATTTGAATAATTTCAGAGTTGATACCTCTAACTTTACCATCCGCATTTAAATCATCTAAAGTATTTTTATAAATTTCTTCTACGAATAATTCTGCGTCTTTGTCTTCTGCAGAAGTACCTAATACTTTACTGATATAGTTTTTCTTTGTTGAGTCGAAAGATACATTGTAAGAGAATGTATCTAAATCTCTATTTGTTCCCGTAATTGTGAAAGTTGCCAATGGATCTTTTTCGATTGTATCAGAGTCTGCACCTTCAATGTTAACTGAAGTTGATGCACTAACGTCAAATTCCATTTCCTCATCAGAGTTAACTGACCCTCTACTTCTTAAAGTAGCAACTACACTTCCTTCTACATCACTATAAGCTGTACCACTATATTGAATATATGTAGAAGCTGATGTTGTACCAGTTACTATTGATGGATCTGATCCTGAAACACCTTGTGCTGTGATTTCTAAGCTGAATGTTGCCCCCGCAAAATCACTACCTGTTTTAACATATTTAGGTGTTGATAAGGTAATTGTTTGACCAGTAGTCAAATTACCCAAATTACTAAACTCACTTGTTAATTCACCATCATTATATAAGTCTTCTATACCCGAAGCTGATGCGTCCCATACAATACTTATAGGTGTACCAGCAGTAGATGCTGAATATGTCAT